ACGACAGTATTCTTTCTCATGGTATTTAATCACATCATTGACGCAAGATAATATCTCCTCATATACTTGTCGTACTGATACTTTGTCATCTTGCAAGTAATCATCGATAGCATCTTGCATACGATTTTGACGTTGTTGTTCATAAGTCTGTTGCCAAAACTCTTCAGATCCTTTCAATTCGGGGCGTCTTTCAATAGTCACGAGTTAAACTCCTCATTACGGCGGCGGTCAAGATAAGCAATGATTTCACTGCGCCATTCAAGCAATTCATGATAACATTTCTGCTCATGAGCATCTTGACGCAGCTCATGATCTGGTTTCAATACACTTTCATAAAAAATATGAAATGCGTCTTTACGCTTCTCATGTTTAGGAAGGTCCCAGTCCATGTGTAATCCTCAATAGGTTTTGTCAGTGTAGCATGACAATGCTACAGAATTATTTAATTTAATATTTTATTCAGAAAGATTGCTATCTCGTTTGAATGCAGGTGGATACTCGGTTTCACCAAGAAGATGATCAACATATGATGGACGCTTTTTCTTCCCCTCTTCTACTTTGTGCCAGGGAGCATAAAGTGGTCCATCATAGTCTTTCTTTTTACTCTGATCATTCATAGAAATTGCCTATCGTTGGTCTCATTGGTTTGACAATCTGCATAGCTGTGTATGGTGTTGTCTTACCAATATCTATTTCTGCCCCTGGTTTTTTAGAGTTGATTGGTGCATAATAGCATCGTTTCTTAATGTTGTAGAATCCCCAGATAGTTTTTGTATTGCACCCATTGTTATATACAAATTCAGCATGGTTAATGCACCAAATAGACAAATAGTTACGCTTGTGTAAACTGCACTCATAAGAATATCCTGGGGGTGGATGGTGAATAAAATCTACTGGTAATTCCATCAAAAAACATTAGTCCAGCGAGTGTGTTGTGCTTTGGTGATCTGTCCTGCATGTAACATGTTATCACACACATTACAGAACACTTGGAACTTTTCAGTTTTAGTGAGAGCACTGCCTGTGCAGCACTCTTTGATTGTGTTGATAATCTGTGCTTTGGATGTGATCATGATCAGCAATAGACGGGGGAGTAATCATGACCTTCGTAAGCATTGAGGTTGAAGTCACTTACTGTAGCACCGTTAGCAATATACTGATTGATGTCATATATTGCGTCAGACTTCACACGAGTGGTGAAAGAGATCATACGCTGATCAGCATCAGACTCAGGGTGCCAGATGACACGCTTGATGAAACGCTTGCCACTGCCGACAGGATAAAAATCTATCTGTGTGGCGGAGGTGTGGAGTCGCATGTGCTTCCCTTGATTACTCTGTAATTATAGTGCCTCTAGCAGCACGTGCCACGAAGAGTGGACACTGGGAAAAGTGTCACTCGTCCACTCGGTCAACCGATTGAATATCACACACTGGTACTTCATGCTCACCAGCAACAATGTACCAGTGCATCATCTGTCCATGATACTCAGGATGTGCTTGATACTCATGAGTATACTCACGCTCACCGCAATACATTAGTTCGCTTTCTGGAATATCGTGTTCGCGTAACATTGCTTGCAGCTGCATGTGCATCAACTCTACTTGCGTTGGTACTTTCATTAGTTCTCCATTCACGTCTCATTTGTTGGTAGGTTTCATCATAGGCAGCCAAGTCTCTAACCTCTTTAAATACGGCAGCAGCCTTGGACTTTTCATTGGTTCGCCAATCTTTCTCTTGGGGTCTGACTTCACCAGAAACTTCATCGTACTTCCGTCCACTGGCATGATTAGCATAGCGACGGGCTCTCGTAAAACCCATCTCCAGGAATTTCCTCGCCATGTCCATACCAATGAAGTCCCGTTTGGTTTTAAATCCAAGGAACATTTGGTATATCTTAGCAGCAGAGTCGCGAGCAGTAGTTTCATCTACAAAGCGCCAGTGAGCGCAAATGTCGTTAGTGTAAGGGCGTACCAGTAGCACTCCTTGCTCTCCCCTTCCAATACGATAAAGTTTGCGAGTCTCTGCATCTGTGAAGTCAAGATCCTCATAATTGAGTTCATAACAAAATTCAAGCATGGTGCTTTACTGGTGCCCTGCTACCTTAGCACATCAGTCAAGCACTGTCAAGCGGGTTCTGGAATGTTCTCCCAAACGATGTCACCATATGCATCTACCACATATGCATGGATGTAGTGATCTTCATCGGGACAGTAATCAATCTTAGGGAACCACGACCTAGCATTTAATGTTGCCAGATCTTCATCGGGGAACTTAATTGTATTAAATGTACCTTGCTTAATAATGTCAAGCACATAATCTTCAATGAATTCTGCATAGAATGCATTGACAGTTGCTTTCTTTTCATCACTCAATGCATTGTATTTGACTAGATCAAAGTATAAGCATGAGCATTGATATCTTTGTGCATATGATGCTACAAGATCATATACTTGCAGTTCATTTCCTTCAATAATCATGATCCCTCTCCATTTAATTCATCTTCAGCAAGAGTGATTAGTTTCTCTAACCAGATCTTTCTATCTGCAATCTGATCTGCTGTCAGATTCTCTTCAACTGTTTCTGTGCCTGTATACTTAGTACCTTCGTTAGATTTAATGTACTGATATTCTTGAAGTAGAGTATCAAAGTAGTTCTTTTCAGTAAGAGACTTCAACACGAGATAATTTGCGATTCTATCTCTAAATTGCTTTAGATAATGCTTACCCATTGCTAAGAATTGAGTTGCAGTCTCCAAATATTCTTCTTCTGGGTTCTCAATAGAATATAATTTCTTAAAAAACTCAGGGGAGATTGGAAACTTGGTCTCTTCTACATCAGTGGAGAACTCAGTGCTAGCAGTCAAGTCTCTAAGTTTCTGTCTGTATTTTGTATACAATGCTTTGTCTTCCGCAGACAATCCACAATCAGAAACCATTGCCCAATCAGTTTCATCTAACAAGAAATTGCGAGCAAGTCTTACAGTCAGAGGGGAGACCTGTTTCTGAACTGAATACATTCTTGCTAGTTGCTTTTCATAATCATCATCAGCAATTTGATCTAAAAGATAATATCCTTCAACCAGTTTATCTTTTAGTTTGATTGCTTCTGCAGAATCAACCTGCTCCATCTCATAATCTTTCCACTCAAACTCACCTGTCTTAAAGTTCTTCACATACTTCCTACGCTTTGCAAAGTATGTGTTATTTGTGTAGAAATTAAATGAGATCAGTTTATCCTTATCACTATCCCATAGAGGATAGAGAAATGGAGTCAACTCATCTTTCCAGTATGTGTCTGGAATAGTTTTAGTAAGACCATTATATGTAATTTCTTGCTGAATAACATCAAGTTGAACCTGTAAAACAGGCATATCAGCTGTGTTGTAGGTTGACATGCTATCTAATATTAGTCTCCAAGTATATTTAGAACGCTTTAATTAGGTACTTACACAACCTATATGGGTGTAACATAGGAATGTGGAAGTCTGGATCAATAACACCCTGCGGTTCAATTTTAGTGGTTGACTTGAGTGTCAACGTAGCATCAGATGCAGCAAGACCAGAACTATATGTAATACCAGGACCAGTCTCGCCTTGAATAGTATATGACAGAGAATCAATCGCTGGTTTAGAGATAGCACCAGGAGAAGGAACAAACACTAGTTCAGTAACTTTCTCATTCCAAATAATAAACTCAGCAATGCCATAGTGGTCAGTATCTTCTGCATTATCATTTGCAGCAGATGCTACTGCTCTTGGTTGTTCAATCTTAAACTGTGTTGCTGCTCCTTTTGCCTGTGGTGGAAGTGCTACAGAATATGTGTACCACTTCGTATTTCCAGCAGTACCATCCCATGCTTCAGATACAGGTGGGACATTTCCAATGATAGGATCATTTCTGCTTGCATTTGGATTGACAATAGTATCCAAAAGAACCCAAGTGGTTGTTCCTTCCAATCTATAATATGCTCTCAATACTTCTTCTGGTACATTGCCACCATTGACACCATTTCCTCTGCAACACTTAATTGAGAAATAATTTGCATTCTCAGTGTCTACAGGTATGGTAGTAGCAAATCTTGTTGGATTTGATGCATTACCAGTGCCACCAAATTTTAAGTAATTTGTATAAACTTGAGAACTTCCAGGAATCATCTGGAGTGTTGCAATTGATCCTGTACTTGGATCAAGAGTTGCTGCACCGACTGCAACTGATCCACTACCATTCATGACATAAATGTAGGGAACTTCGGTAAATCCTGTTCCACCAGAATTTAAAGATAATGCTGAAACTCTATTACCAGATATAGATGCAGTAACGTTAGCACCACTACCATCTCCTACAACATATACATCTGGAGTTTGATTATTTGGTAGTTTAAAGTTACCAGCAGTTCCAGTTCCATCACCATTACCATAGATGTTAATGTCCCAGGTATTTGCATCAACAGATCCTTCTGCAATAACATCACCAGTAGTCGTTGAAGTAAATCCTCCCTCATATCCAATAATTTTACCAAGACCAATTCTTACATATCCATTACCACCAGAACTAGTAGATCCTGATGTTGATCCACCCATAGATGCACCTGCACCACCTTGACCTACCCAAACTTGAATAGAAGCAGGACTATCTAAAACTCCCCATGATTTAGAGTTACGATACCATCCACCAGTACCTCCTCCACCACCACCAGGAGTCCAATAATCATCATTATATTCAACT